TGAAAATGTCGCAGATTATTCACAATATTGTCCAGCTGGTTGGACACAAAAAGGCACCGGTTGTTACGCCCCCGATTCTTACTCCGGTCCCTGTAATTCTGGAAAATCAAGTTGTCAGCTTAGAATTCTTGGTGATTGCCTAATTGGTAACGATCAACCTCCATCCTATTTTACAGGATATAGTGACCAAAACAAAAAAGATTGGGCACAAGGTTGCGGTGCAGACTGGCCACAAGTCTCCAGAAAGGTTCCAGGGGCTTATCAATGTCAATATGGAGCAAGTATAGGCGATGATATTGCTCAAGGATCAGTTATTAAAATTGGAACTGTCAGTGGAGGAGATTATATTGAAGCAACAAAAATTGCTATTTTAAATAGCAAGGGAATTCGTCCAAATTTTTTCGCAATGGTTGGCAACGATGTCTATTTAGCATCAAATGGTTCTGATGCACCTTTCACGGAAAAGGGAACATATGAGACTAATTGTGACAATGGTGGAAGAGTCCAACTCTATCAATTAGATTCTAAGATATTCCAGTTATTAGATGCATGTAAATCCTTAAATAATAATTTAAATTCAGCAAATGATGGAGTGACTAAATTAGCTGGTTCGCAGTTCGACATTTATAAAAAAGTTGTAGCGGATAAAATAAAAACTGATCCAGATTGGGTTAATAACCACAAAAATGAAATTTACAAAAACACTACTCAAAAAATAGAGAATAATCTTAATGAAATTATTAAGAATTTATCTTCTAATTACAACAAAAAAGCGGAAATATATAATACTCAGAGTGAGATTATAAATAAACACCAGGATTTGGTGGAGATTGGAAATGAGAAATTGAATAAGCAATTGAATGCCATGTCAGACATTGCGAATGATATTGCAACTAAAACAAGAATAATTGAGTTAAATGAGGAGAGTGTTAAAAAAGCACTTTTAACTAAAAGATTATTAATTGGTTTTATTATCCTTTTACCTCTCCTTGTCATTCCCATTCTAATGATCCTTTTTGGAATTGTAACTTCATATATTGGAGGTGGAATTATTTTTGCCATGATCTTCGGTTATATTATTTACATGGTTATTATGATTAATAAACATAAAGTCAAGCAGTTCTTGAAACCAACTATGAAACAGATTTCCAAATATGAGAAGGCTGTTTCCAAATATTATGAGAAGGAAAAAGATGAATTGAGTAAAGAATTGTCTGAATTTGTTTATGGAGAATGTGATTGTCCACCAGAAGAAGCCGAGGAAGGTGATCATAAAAGATATGATAAAGGAGATTATATGTTGAAGGCTAACGGACCATTTTATTATTACGATGGATCAGCTCCTCCACAGCAAATTGCTCCAAAAGCCATGGGAAGTATTGATTTTGCAATTGGAGATAAAATACTAACATTTCCAAAAGAAATTTCCCAGAAGCTTGATCAAATTAAAAATCCAATCCAACGTCTTTTCTTTGAAATGTGGTTGAGAATGTTACAGAAAAAAGGAATAAGTGTTGATGATCCTCGTTTTACTAAAAAGTTAGATGTGATTGATCTCCAAAATGTGAATGAATCAGTTCCACCTTATTGGGCACATATTAAGCTTCCAATGGTTTCAGATTTCCAGCAGAATGTTAGTAATGTTTGTCAAAAATATAATGAGATACGAACACAAAGTGGATCAAATGCAGGTGCATTTTTAGTTGACACTTGGGATTATTTTTTGGATGAAATGATTCCTGAAAAAACTTACCAGAATTGGTTGAAAAAGATAAATGATGCTGTTTCACACCAGAAGGATATTAAAAAGGTTTATCAGGATTTCATTTCTTATATTACTAATTCCAGTGAATTCAAAAAGAAATACCCAACAATGGATAGTTTTTTGAATGCTAAATTGGCGGATTTTGTCACTGTTTTTAATTCAAGGGTGGCATTTGCTGAACCAACTGTCACAAAAATAAGAGATTTTCAATGAAATTAATTTATAAATAATATTAGTAATGTCAAAATATTATATTGGAACAATTGATTCAAACAATTTAGTTAAAAAAGGTTTTAGCAAAGTCGGTAATGGAATATCTCTCCTTCGTTGTCTTAACATGGCCAAAACCGAAGGAAAAGGATTTATCGCAATTGAACCAGATAGTTCTTCCAAAAACAATAGTAATATTAATATTACCGGTACTTGTTATATTGGTGATCATTTCGACCCAATTGATGATCAAGGTTCGAACGATGCTACTTTTGAAGTCTATCCAGTGAGTGATGCCAAATGTGATGTTGATATGGATTGTGTAAAAGGCAATACAAAAACTATTCTGATAAATGAGATAACCAAACTGCGAAAACAAATCAGTGACAAAAAGAATGATTTAGACACAATCAAAATCAAATTATACTCGTTAAATAATAATGTTAGTGTTACTGATGCCAAAACTCAGTACAAAATGAAACAAGAGCAAATTGCACTTGGAGCCAAAAGTGCCCAATTACAAGATCAATTGAACACTCACAGCCAACAACTGCTTGTTTTAACTAATGCAAGTAGTAGTGCGAATGACCAACTCGCTGATAAAAATAGATTACTCGCAAATGCAAATACGAATATTCAACAGACCTATAACCGTTTGAATAATGTTAATAGCCAAATAAATACAATAACTCAAGACATCTATAGAAATAATATAGATTTCGAAAGAAAAGAACAAATTGCAAAAACACTGAAATCCATAATAACTATTATGGCAATCTTATTTTTTGTTATGATTATTTATTTTGGAGTTTCTTTTGCACAAACCAATTATCCTGAAGCTTGGGAAGGACTCGGAAATACTGTTCAACAAACCTTTGACCTTGGAGATAACCCTTTTGCCTAATTTTCATCCTCTTCATCTTTTTCATTCGCATTCTGATTCTTTATAAAACCAATAATATGTGTAGTTGTACATGTTTTTGGACCATACTTCTTCGAAAAATGCTTTTTCATATCCCGCTTTAGTGGAAATTTCTGACAATTATAATTTGCCTGATACCAAATCTTAAAATCATCATGAACCGATTGAAGACTAATTTTATCAGTCTTCTTATCAGTCTTTATTAATTTAGAATCTATAAAGTCTGCATAAATATCCATATCCTTCTGATATTCTTCAGTGTATTGAAGAACTTCCTGTGGTACTGACAATCCTCCTTGCACTTTGTATATGGTAAAATAATAATGCACTAAAAGTGCCATAAATGATTGCGCCCATTTTGGAATCTTTTCTCCCAAATATTTATCTATTTTAAACTCATTCTCATTTTCTTTTCGCGGATTAGCCTTGAAACTACTGGAAAACTCTAAAACTTTCATACGACGCCATGTACCCTGATCCTCCGCTGGTACTTTTGGCATATCATTGCAAAATAAAATCACCTTGAATTGTGGCTTGAATTCAATAAAATTAGCCCATAATCCTCGTCCTTTTATTTTGTCACCTCCAGTATATTCTTTCATCAAACCAACATTAATTTTGTCCCCATCACTCGGCTCCTCCATATAAACATACCTCTTACCCTTACTTTCAACTACTTCTGGACTAACTGCATTACTAGCACCTCTCTTCCCTGTAAATAAGGTAATCGGAAATTTACATGAATACTCACCCATCGCTTCAACTAATAATTCATTTACTTTTGATTTACCGTTGCCTCCTGTACCTGTCCAAACATGAAAACTTTCATCTGCATTATGACCTTCCAAAAGTGAAGAAAGTAAAGTCAATAAATATTTCTTAAGATTTGGATTAGTTTGTACTTTATCCAAAAAATCATTTATATCATCCATGCATGGTAAGTCGGGTTTATAAGGAACATAATTTACTCCACAAGATAGTGAGATATAATCATCTGGTTTTCCATCACGAAATTCTCCTGTTTTCAAATCCAATACTCCATTCTTAAAACAAAACAAAAAATGATTCTCATCTAGTTTATTCATAAATTCCTTATTGTAAAAAAGACCTCTACATTCTTTCATAACATTATCAATAAAAGACGTGGATTTTAAATTTTTAGTGATATCAGTCAACCGCAAAATTCTATTACTCATCTGCTTAATTTTGCTCTCTAATTCGAACTTTTTCTTTTTATCCAATTCCTCTTCCTTCTCATCCTCCAAAATCCCAATTTTTTCATTTAAATAACTTATCAATCGACAATACTCCTGCACTAAATCATGTCCAACTTTTGTTCTTAATCCAATACCACTTTCGTCCTCTACCCATCGATGTCTGTTAAAATAAAACCACTTCTGAGTTTTTATTCCAGCACACACATACAAATGTTTATACATTTTATACATTACTTTGGCAATATCAACATTAGTACCAGTCAACGATTGTTCAATATATGTTCTTATTTGATTGTTAGAAAATTCTTTATATTTATCAGGATTATCTGATTTAGCCCAATAATGAATACTTCCTATATTTAAACCGCCGATTTTGCTATCCATGGTTTTATGCCATTTATCATGACATGCATTTTTCTCATATTTATGACTTTTTTTACTGAACTCATCCCATATTTCCAACAAATCCTCATTTTGTGGATCAATTGAATGCAAAGCAAATCCTAGATTTAACCACTGTTCATAATCATCTGCTCGACTTGGACTCAAAATATTTACTAATTCATATATTTCCAAATAGTCCTCCTGTGTTAAAGAGGAAGATTCCTTCTTTCTTGCCTGCTTCTTCTGTTGAGTCTTTAATTTATAATTATTAATCTCCTCGAATTTCGATTCATTTATCGGTGTAGTTTCGGTTTTATTTCTGATACTCAATAACTCCGGTAATTTAAACTCATTATATCTTCGACCATCTATACTATTTAAATTATAATCAAAAATGTGCACCAATTCATATCTTTTTACACCCGGCTTAGTACTACCGTACATATACCATCCAACTTGATCTATAACCGCCTTATCAATCGCATTATATATATTATTTTCTAACGGAAGTGTTTTAAACAATTCTTCCAGATTTTTTATAACATTCTCCCTTATAATATGTTGTACTGATGGGTCACTTACTATAAAAGGAAACATTATATGAATACCATCCTTCATCTGATTTTTACTCTCATAAGGCTCAGGTCTCTCAAAAACAAACGATACCAAATATTTTTTCATATCCTCCTCACTTAAATCAAAATATTCCTTTATCTGTTTTATATATTCCCCACATATTTCCCTTATAAATGAAAACCCATATACCCGATTTGTCATCTCCAGCTTGAACCTCATATCTATATCTACTATAATCGGTCCAATATCGGCATGTTGTTCAATTATCAATATTTCGCTATTTTGTTGCATCATTTTTGCATATATTTTGTAAAATTCTGTTAAGTTATTATCCTCTATTAAATATTTTCCAGTGCACCATCCTACTCCTGTATGTGATGCTTTTCCTTTTTTTAAACGAGTTTCATTGAGTAAATTTAAAAATTGTTTTTCAGTTTCAGTATAATTGTGTTTTTTATCTTCTAAAGTCATGGGGTTATCCATTTCTTTAAATAATAAAATAAAAAATCTTTAAATACTAAAATATAGGTTTATATGGTAATTTTACGCTTATTACCACAAAAATGATAATATCATTGATCAGGAAAAAAAAATGATAGTAAAATGGTTTAAAAAATAGTAGTAATAGAATTAATTATGTCTGTAACAAAGTGCACTTTATTGCCTAAGGTTCAGAAACGTATTCTGAACGATGTTTCAGAGCTTAACAAAAATGCCGATGAATTTATACAAAGTGGAATTTACTGGCACATTGATGAAGAAAACATTCAGAAAATTTGGGTAGTAATTACCGGTCAAGAAGGCACTCCTTATGAGGATGCCCCATTCTTTTTTGAGTTCACATACACCGACAATTTTCCTCTTATGCCTCCAACTGGTAAATTCTGTACAACAGATGGAAGAACCAGATTTAATCCCAATTTATATGTGGATGGAAAAATATGTCTGTCCATTTTGGGAACTTGGAGTGGTCCTAGTTGGACTCCAGTTATGACGACCAAGACTATTCTTATGTCAATCATCGCACTTGTTATGACAAATGAACCAGTCAAAAATGAACCAGGATGGGAAAAGGCATCAAAAGAGGATATCGATTCCTACAATTTGGTGGTAGAATATCGCTCTCTCCAGGTAGGAATAATTGATCAAATCAATAATTGTCCAGAATTGTTCAAGCCATTACTTCCACAAATCATAGCGAGATTTCGGCGTGATTTCAAGAAAATTATGGAACGTGTCAGTCGTAATCTTACTTTACATGATGGTAAAGAAATCCGACCCAGATATGGTTGCCATTGGAAATTAAATTATACTGATTTGAAAAACCAAATGATTGAACTTGGTATGAAATACTGTCCAAGTACAGATTTACCAGTTGAAATTACTGTTCCATTACCACTACCTCAACCTATTGACCAAATTTTAAAACCATCGCAAAAAAGACCGAGTGATCCAGCTTCTATTTTTGAAGCGAATCATACGGTTACTATTGATGGGGTTGAATTTAAAGTTTTATTAAATAAAAACGGTAAAAAATACTGGAGGATGCTTTAATTCGTTTCGATGACTTGAATTTTTTATAATTATTTAAAAATTGATTTAAAAAATATGTAATATAATGTAAGAATAAAATGGAGTTTTGTCCAGAGTGTGAAAGTATTTTATATTATCAGGAGGAGGATGGAAAATTGATTAATTTTTGTAGAACATGTGGATTTAAGAAGGATTCAAGTAAAGTATTAATTTCTCAGAATTCGTATTCCAAAAATACGATTTCGTCTTTTGGAAGTAGAAAAAATTATATTTATGATCCCACTTTTCCAAGAACAAATAAATATGTTTGTCCAAATAGTAAATGCGAAACACACAAAAATTCTGATAAAAAAGAGGCTATTTTCTTTAATGAGGGTGATAGTTTGAAACATGTTTTTATTTGTCGGGTTTGTCAAACTGAATGGAAATATTGAAAATTATAATAGGCAAGCTAAGTTACTCTGGAGGGATTGTTTGGAATTATAAAACAATTTATTTATATTATGATTACATCTTTCCAAACAGTTTTTGATCATAATATCTGTTATAGTTTGCAATTGCAAAATTATATCTATTGGAGGAGTTAAATAAATCGTTTTTTGGACTAATTTATTACAAAGTGAAACTAGGTTTGGAGAACACTCAGTTTTGAAGGAACACTCTGTTTTGAAATCAATAATATTATTTTTGATTTTTAGTTCGTACAAAACTTTTCCAACTGACCAAATATCATTATGATATCCAATTTCTCCCTGATTTTTGGAATTTCCAAAACCTGCTAGAACAATATCACCATTATCTCTGACTAAAATATTTTGCATATTTATATCATTATGAATTATATTGTTACTATGAATGTAATCGATTGCTATAAAAAGTTGGGTAATTATTTTCCAAATATCGTCTTCCGATAATTTCCTCCGTTTGGAAATAAAATTTTGCAAATCACCATATTCATAAAATGGAAAAACTAAACAGACGAATTCATCGGTGTAAAATATTTCTTGGCATTTAACAATAAAGTCACATCTAGACAACATAGTTATTTTGCATTCATTGTACACATCTTCCAAATTTTCTAATTTACTAACAAGATTTATTTTCTTAATTACTACAGTTTGTTTATTTCTAAGATCAATAGCTTTGTATATTTTTCTTGAAGATCCCGAATATATGTATTTAATTATTGAATAGTTATTCATAGTGTAAAGTGGACTAAAAAATCAAATTTCTTGAAAAAAAAATGAAAAAAATTGGATTTAAAAGATATATAATAGTAATATAAGCTATGTCTAACAACAATGACAGAGGTTTAAATAATAATGAAAATTTAGGGGTTAATGAGGGAAATGAGGAAAATTTGGAGAATGGTTCCCTGAATGTAAAAGAAGTGGAGAATCATGATGATGTTATTGATTTTAAGGAAACTTACAGTGATATGATAAAGAAAAATGATAGGAGAACTATTCCTTTTTTGACAAAATATGAGAAGGCGCGAGTAGTAGGAAAGCGAGCAATGCAGATTTCCAAAGGAGCTCCTCCGTTAGTAGAAGTGGGAAATTTGGAAAATCCGATTGATATTGCTTTGAAGGAATTAAAGGAAGGAAAAATTCCCTACATAATTAGGAGACCATTACCTAATGGTACATTTGAAGATTGGAGAGTAGATGAATTACGAATTGAATAAAATCAACATTTTTTATTGTTATGTTAAATAATATGGTTTTCATATTATTTAAGTAAAAAATGATTATAATTTTAGTTGATTTTGGAGAGAAGTAATTGGTATGAGTTTAAATCATGGTACATTCTCAGTTTTAACAGATAGATACACATCAATTGCTCTTACGAGCACGGGAAAAAGGATAAATAATTTACCTTATTTTACTACAAATCCAAGACGATTTATTACATTGAAGATTGGAGCAACCAATTTTATATTGTTTAACAATGGTTTTGATCCGTTTTGTGATTCTTTATTTAATGAGAATGCCATATTGTTTTTTCCCGAAGAATATCTAAATACATTTGATTTAATTTATGGTGATTTGGAAAGAAATATTGAAAACTCCAATAATTTTTTAAAACAGGGCTCTTCCTCTCCAATAACAACGATACCAATATCAGATGAAATACCCAGATATTATTTGGGAAAAAGATCTCGTACTGGAAGAGACATACGAATTGTTTTACCAAGTATTGTTTACGATTTATACATGGAATTAGAAGAATTTAATCTTAGAAAACTTGAGTTAAACCCTCCAGTGATCATTATGAATAAAATAATTCTGGCAACGACTGAAAAATTAGAGTATTGTAAGATCTATCATACTAATCGTGCCACTCAGCTTGAATTTACCGGGTATAGATGGTATGAATTACTTATTTTTGCAGGATATGAAGTGGACCCAGGATCGATTGGTCTGGACAATCGGAAGAAAATGTACGTTTTTGACATCCCAATTGATATTCAATCAACAAATGAATTCGCTTTTTTTCATGAAATCCTTGAAAAAGAATATATAAGTTTCCTGAGATTACAGAAATATATAAGTTTTCTAAAAGTGAAAAACACATTTATCAGACAGAATCATCCTGATTTTCAAAAAATAATTAAAGAAGTTATCAATTTTCAGAGTATTTGTGTCGGTATTTTCCTACCATCTAACTACAAACTAGTTGGATTTGAAATATTGCCGAACAAAACCAATTTTTCAAGCTGTTTTTCACCCCCACAGAAAGCAC